AGGCGTAGTATTTTGGCTCGCCCGTGGAATTTGGCGTTGGGTACGCCTGACGGATAAAGTTTGCGTCTTTGTTGAGCAAGTATTCGTACGTGCCGGTGTCTAAATTTGCGCCAGTAACGCCAGTCACCAAGGCCAACGAGTACACAGCCAAAAAGTCATTTGGCAAGGATATGTACTTGTTGTTGGCCGTTATCAACGAGTACTGATTCTTGCGGATTGACGGGAACTGCACCGAGTTGTAGATGCGCTGCTCCGCCTGCGTGATAAGCAAGTTGATCTGCGTCGTGCTGGACACGGTTGAACCGCTCGCCAAATACGTAGTTGGGAACTGATTCTCCGTGTACGACTGGATAGCCGCTACAAGCTCGGTGTACGTCATGCTTTACGCCATTGGGCCACGAGCCATCAGACCCTTGGTAGCTGCACCTGTACCACGGATTTTGATGCCCGAGGTTTTGGTCGCTGGATAGTCGTTGCTGCGATTGTCGCCAACAGAAACGTTTGCTTCACGCATGTACTTCTTGTTGTCGCTAATACCAGCCTCCTGAATAGGAGCTTTCTTGCCCGACATTGTGTGTGGCTCAGCATAGACGCTGGCATCACCAACTTCTTTGCCGCCAATCTTTTTGCTGTACTTAGCCATGATTAGCCTTTCCGACCGGGCGACTTCTGGTTGGCTACTTTAGCCAAACCACGGCCCATCTTGAGCATGTCGGAGTTGGTCTTGCCACCCGCACGCAATTTTGTCGGCGTCTGGCCGGGGTGCATATTTGCTTCGTGCTTTCGCACTGCTTTCTTTGCGTCCATCTTTCACTCCTTAAGTGGTAACTGTAACTGTACCAATTTGCACGCCTAAAGCCAAGAGATTTGGTGTCAGCGCATCATCAAAAAACCTAGAGCCACCCACGGGGTTCCAACCCCACTGAATATTCCTACTGCCCTCGCCTACATAACCGGTTGCCAAAAGCCCCGAAGCCACATAACTACGGTCTGGACGCGGGTCACGCACAGCTTGCGGATCATCAACTGGATACATACCCAATTGAAGCTGCGGTTGATCGGGGTCCCAGCACTCAGGACATACAAGCAAATTGTACGTCTTAGTCTTGATAACCTCTTTCCTCAGCAGCTTTAATTTAAAGCGCTGCCCGCAGCGATCACACTCGCTGATCGAGTTCTTACCACTGGCGAACCTGTTGCCCATATCAGCTTATAAACATCTGACGCGGCACAAATCGCACCGCTGCTTTTTCACGATCCTCGTCGGCGGCATTCTGCCAAGCCTCGTCATATTGGGCTTTGAGCATGGGCAGGCGCTCATAGCCTGAAGGAATCTTGCCCGCTATGTAATACGACAAGCCCGCAGCCATGCAAGGCACAAACCGGAATGGAACATCCATGATATTGACACCGCCGCCAGCATCCTGAGTACGGCGCAAACGCCAGTAGGCCAGCGTGTAGGTCTGTGACCCATCAGGCGTTGGCCAGACAGTAACGGCGGGCAGCTGCTCCCAATACACGGCTGCGCCAGTGGTATGTGCGGCTGCGGTTGTGTCATTTTGAGCGCGGAAACAGTTGTTTAGGGTATTCCCTGAGATGTAACCGTAGTTAATGGTCTCGTTGTCAATTTTGACAAAGCCGGATGCAGGTAGGCCCACAGTAGAACTGAGGGTGATTGTTGTAGCCGTCGAGGTAATCGTGCCATTCAACGTCAGGCCAGTAGGTGAGCTTTGTGCGTTGTATCGCTGAATCCAAATCTGGATAGGTCGCGCCTGCTGGATTTTGTTTGGGATCGTGGCGTAGGTTGATACGCTGATCCGAGTGATCGTCAAGTCTGCCTGTGTAGACGCTGCGTTGCCACCAGTGCGGATGACGTGCTCAAGCAGGTCAATGGTGTCAGACGGCAGCGCATAAGTGTTCTGCCCCTGCACAAAAGTGATGGTGCCCGGCTCAATCGTCCACATGTTTATGCCACGATTGGCCCACTCGGCAAACATAATGTTCAGACTACGGCGAGCAGTCCGCAAGTCATAGCCAGTACGCAGTTCGCTACCGGCGCGTTCAAACGCCTCCTCGACCAGCTCAGTCAGGTCAAGGTTAAACGAGGAAGAGCCGGAGGTGTTTGCCATTATCTAAACCCTGCTGTTTTCTTTGCAATCGTTTTGGGTTGAGCTACGAATTGCTTCCCGGCTTTTTTGCCAGCACGTTTCGCACGAGTTGTAGAAGCGTACTCAGCAGGGCTGAGACTTTTAATCGCAGCTTCTGGAAGGTATCTTTCGCCAGTGTCAGAAGATTTTTTACCACTTTTCGTTCTCCATTTTTGATCGCCCCAGTCTTTGAGGGATTTCTGCGGTGCCTTCATATCAGTCCCTGTACCCGCCACCGGAGGCTTTGTACTTTTTGGCCACAAGCTGCGCTTTACGGGCTGACCACTGGCCTGCCCCCGTGCCCTGCGTTGCAGCGGCTTTTACTTGGCTCACAATCCTCTTACGAAGACTTGGCTTCGTGTAGTTGCCTGCTTCATTTACTTTGCCGCCTTCGGCGTACATGTCCACTGGATAGTCACCGTCCCGCTTCTTTACGACTCGGGCTTTGGGCACTTTCTTGGGGTTTATGGCCCCCATGCCACGGCTAGCTAACATGGTTACACCATCCGACCTTTTGTATGGCCCTTAGTGATGCAGCCATCAGCACGAGTGACACCCCCGCCAGCCATCTTCTTCGGCTTAGGCGTCGGCTTTGGAGCAGGCTTCTGCTCTGGCTTTGGGGCCATCTCAGTGCTGGTCAATGAAGCCTCGTACGCTGCGTCAATTTTTGGCTGATCTTTTGCGTCTTTAGCCGCTTGCAGGAGTTCTTCTCTGGTTGTCATTTTGAATCCTTAATACATCTTGCAGCGGGTCTTACCTTTGGAGGCAATACCGTCGCCACGCTTAGAAGCGGAGGAGGCCATGCCGCCAGAAGCCATTTTCTTGACCTTGCCGCCTTTTTTCATGCCAGCAAAACGCTCATTCACAGACCGTGTATCTGTTTGGCCGCTGCCTGATCTAGCGCGTTCGCGGCTTAATTTAAGGCGTTCAGACAGAGAGAGTTTAGTCTCATCAACGGGAGAAGCCGTTGCGGTTTCTTCTACATTTTTACGACGAGACACAGCATCGCTTGTATCGGCAGGGATAGCACTCATACGACGAGACATGGCATCGCCTGTATCCCGCGATGCACGATAAGCAGCTTCTTCCCCAGCAGCAGCGCCACGGCCACCGCCAGAACCAGTCCCAACACTCACACCGCCACGCTTGCCAACACCACCGGGATCACGAGATGGAGTCGGCCCGCCAGTTACCGGTGCTTTTGCTGCCGGAGAACTTGGACTTGAAACAGTGGGGGCTGGCGTACCAACCCGGGGGCTGCTGCTCATGTCAGCAGGAGTGTCAAACCCACCCTCGCCCGATACCATAATATCGTCGGCTTTTTTTGGCGTAGCGTCCACACCAGTGTCGGTATCGCGGTCTGCGCCCTTGCTCTTGCTTTCGCCTTTATTAGCCATATAGGCTGCTGCGGCTAACGCGGCCAATCCGGCCAAACGGCCTGTGCTTTTCTTTGCCATGATGACTCCTTAAATTAGCAAGAACGACCACCGCTCTTCATCTTAATCATTGTGCCCTTGGTCTTACCCTTGACAGCAACGCCATCAGGCTTAGAGCTAGTTTTAACAGAGCCCATCTTGGTCATGCCGCCCTTGGCCATCTTGTGGACGCCTTCAGCTTTTTCGCCCTTCTGGTACATCTTGGGGCTGACAGCCTTAATCTTCATCTCTTTGGCTTCTTCAGCCTTAGATTCTTTGCCCATGAAGGGGGAGAGTTTTTTCGTAGCCATAGTTCCACCTTTTGAAAAAAGTTCTGTCTTACCTTGACGAGTTTCTGGCTCGTTTACTTTCTGAAGATCAGGTCGGGTTTTAGGTCCACCAAACTTGACGCCTTTGCTTGCCTTACTAAAATCCTTGGCTACGGATACAGGCACGCCCGCTTGCTTAGCAAATGCTGGGTTGTGTGCTGCGGCATCCATGAATCGCTTTTGCTTTTCACTTGTTGCTGGCATCAGATTTACTCCTGCGAAACAATTCGTAAAAGTTTTTGCCCGTCACCATTTCGTAGATACGCATGGCACCCACGATTGCGCCAATCAGAGCAAACAAGGGGTTAAGCAATTGCAAAAAAGAACCAAATGTAGTGAATATCGCTATGAAATCTAGCGTGTTCTTTACGGTGTCTGAGTGTTCAGTCATATCAGCACATCTTTCCACGGGTTTTCCCGCGCTGGGCTACACCATCTGCTGTAGATACATACCCACCTTCAGCGCAGTTCCAAGCCCGTAGGCTTTTGTTGATGCGGCTATCCGGGTCGTTGGCTGTCTTGGCGCTGGTCAGCTTCTTCTTCATACCGCTCATCCGGGCGCAGAAAGAGTCGCGCCTGCTGCCGCCCTCGGGTTGAGGGGCCTTCAGACCGGGCTTCCCCGGATTGGCTCTGTTGTAGGAAGCACGGCCCTTCGCGTTCAAGCCGCCCTTGTCTGACTTGCCTTCCTTGCGTTGCCATGCTTCGGTTTTAGCCATAGTACACGTTAGCAGAAGTTATGCTGGTCATGTTCAAGTAGATGCCAAATTGAGCAAGCACCCCTTCGCCGGGAATCAACGCAAAATTACCAAACAGGTCACCCGCGCCAATATCGTAGCTAGCAAGCCACCGCGATGCGTATACCGCCGCTGTCCCACCCGCGATAGTCCCAGAGTTTATGTCTGTGACTGTAAACGTGTCTGCGCCCGTGCGGGTGATCGAGTAATTGCTGTTTGTGCCGGAAGACCCGCTTGCAGTGGCAAAAGTGAGTCCAACCACGTTCCCAGTAACCAAGCCGTGGGCTACTTTCGTAACGGTAATAACCGCGCCGGTCCTTGAATATGTGGCAGAAACGGGTGCTGTAGCAGTGTCAAAGATATCCAGTGTTCCAGCCGAGGCTGTGCCAACCGTAGACACGGCCTTAAGCCTAGTCCGGCCCAACATAACAAAACCAGAGTTGTTAAGGTGGCCAGATTTAACGTCTGTTTGCATTGTCATAATCAATCTCCTTTAAAAACGGGGCCGAAGCCCCTTGAGTTGATTAGGAGTTTGCAAATGGTGTAGCCACAGTACCTGTGCCCAACACCGTGCCTTTAACCATGTACTTGTTAGCAGCGATTGCAAAGATTTGAACCCACGAACCTGCAACACCGCCAGTGGTAGTGCCGTTCAAGTTAATAAAGTCATTAGCAGCGGCGGCTGAAAAACCAACCAGTGTTGCACCGTCCGAGTCGGTATCGTTCATTATGATTGTGCCAACGTATTTATCAGTGCCGTTTGTACC